GTTGTTTTGTATCAATTATCTTTTGATAATACAATCTACCATCAACATACCATCTTCTAAAAATATCGTGACCTTTAGAGTTAAAGTCCAAAAGTCTTAGAACTTCATTAAACTCTTCACGAATTTTATGTCTGATATTTTGTGATAAATCAAGTCTGTCGAGTGAAATAGATACTGCTTGATCTCTGTCATCAGAGACAATTGCTTCGTTTACGATATCTTCAATTGCACTATCACACTCTGGTTGTTGTGCGATATCACGATATCTACGAATCAAATCCACTTCATTACGAGCAGTTCCGTCCATATCCAGAACAGAAGCATAATGAGCCCCACCTGTTACTACATCAAGTGTGCCATCATCAGTAGAAGGGGCAGAGAGTCCTTCTCCACCCCCACTCTGATTCGCTCTTGTAATTCTGAAACCAAAAAGTTCAGCCATACTATAAGTCTCCTAAGTTTTACCCTACTATTTAGTAGGTTTGTAAAACTTAATTATACTGCACTAGGTGTAAATGAAGTATATCTCCAAGTCACCTCAAAGGTTTCAATATCACTTACGGTATCATATGAAAGTTCAATTGCACCAACCGAAGTAGGCCAACAGTTCTTTAGAACATATGATTTAAGAATGTTATCATCTCTATCTAGTTGTTCAACTACCAATTGAGCAGTGTAGTCCGACACATTAGTTAATCCAGTATTCTCATCTAGATTGTTGATACCATTCATCCAACGCTCCATTGCGTTACGAACCATGAAGTCCGTATCGTTAATGATTGTTGTAGACCATGTTTCAAAAGTTCTATCACCGGCAAGGTAGAGTTGTCTACCTCTGAACTGAACCTCAATTTCTGAGATTGCTTGTCCAGGCAGTGAAGCAGCCTTACAGAGGAATGACGCACGATTGATGTCCAACAATGTTGCGATTGCTGGGGGAGTGGTCATAATCACACGGTATTGGTTTGCTCTTGCACCACCGCCGATAAGGTTTGATTTGAAATCGTCAATACTAGCCATTTTTTATCTCCTTATCCGCCAATCTCACTGAAAGAAACACCAGTTCTAACAGCAATGAAGTTAAGTGTAATGAAGTTGATTGAACGAGCAGGTTTGATGTAGATATCACATACAAACTCATTTCTATCAATTACTTCACCAGTGTTATTTGTATCGTCACAAACAACTGAGAAGTCGGTAATACCTCTGCGTCCTTGAACATCACGCAAGAATGGTTCTACCATACTCTTGAACTGAGCACGAGTGAATTGGTCGTTAAATTCGAACAATTGATACTTAGCAGCAGTTGCAATTGCCTTCTCAAGAACAATGAACAATCTACGAACATTGATTCTATCGAATGCAGATGGACGAGACAATCCAGTTTTGTCACCGAAGAGAACTGTTCCTTGGCCTGGGAATGTAACAACAGGGTTGATACGAGCAGGATATAGAATATCTCTTTGTGCCTTGGTTGGGTTGTATGCAAGTTTAACCGCACCACGAATTTGTCCACGATTGTAACCAGCAGGTGAATACCAAGGTTCTGCAACATTGTCAGTGTTTGCTGCAAGTCCAGCAATATCACCGTTCAAAGGAACATAACGGTATACATCATTGTATTTGTCATACATGTATTTGTATCCAGAATCGAATACAACATACGATGAACTGTTTAGTCCAGTTGTTGCATTGTTGAAGAAGTCAACAACATTAGATGTCTGTGCAGCAGTAGTAGTTACACCAACAACATCTTGTCTACGAGGTGAAATGAATCCAACGCAGTCTTTTCTGCCTTCACACAAGTCAAGAATCATCTTGGCATGAGTTGGGCCGTCTGTGCTGTCTGGAGTCTTACCACCCATTACTAGGTTTACATCTACAGTTTCAGAGTCAGAGAACAAGTCATATGCGAATGTTAGTTCACCAACAGAAAGTGTATCGTCTGTTCCACCACCAAGTGTAGAACCAATAACACCATCATTTCCTGCCTGTGTTGTGTATGTAGTGCCAGCAACAATGTCTGTTCCAGCATCAGTCAACGCAGTAGGGTGATCCATCCAACGAATGTTATCTGAACCAGTATTAACTACATTTGCGTAGAAGTTAGTTCCACCTTGTGCAGTCTTAGCAGATGATGCCTGTGATACGAATGCAAATGTTTCTAGAACAGAAGTTGTTCTCTGTCCAGCAACATCGTTGTCGTAACCAGTAAGAGCACCAGTTGTGTCATAAACTACAACATGCATTTCGTCACCAGCAATACCTTTTGAGGTTGCCCAAGGTGAAGTGCCTGGAGCACCATCGAACAAGTCGTAGAATGCCCAGCGTCTGCGAATTGCAGTATCGTCTGCGATAGTAGATTTTAGTCCACCCTCAGAAGGGTCATCTAGAAGACGAACTGTTAGAGTGTTAGTTGCAATTGCAGTAACCTCATATTGTGAACCGTCTGCTTCTTGGAAGTGAACGATATCACCAACATTAAACTCAGTTCCGTCATCTACAGTGATAGTAGAAGCACCAGCAGTTGCAGCGCCATCAGTTAGTGAAGTAGTTGTTTGTTCGTATGCAGTTGCACTTGAACAGATTGAAACTCCTAGTGAGTTACCCCAAGTGCCTGGGAATTTTGCAGCCCAGTTACCGACTGAACCTGCTCCACTAGCATAGTTGTCATCGTAG